GAAGGTACAGTTTCAGCTCCAGAAGCAACAATGGTAATTAAACAACTTTCTTCATTGTTACCAATTAGCGTTGCAGAAACCAGCAGCTATGTAACTCCAATATCTGGAAGCACTTTTACAATTCAATCTCGTGAATCAGCAGGCGCAGCTATTGGCACTCTTTCAAATGCAGTAACAGTTACTACAACTGGCGCAGAAACTACAGCACAATTGTTAGCAACTTTGATTAATGCAGCAGTTGCAGTAGACGGAACTATCCCACATGTTGTTGCATCAATTACAGCAAGTAAGTTGGTAATTTCTTCAACAAATGGTTCAGCAGTTAATTTAGTAGATGGAACAAATACTCCATTGGCATCACTAGGTATGCCAACCGGCGTGTTCTCAAATTGGATCGATTTGACATATACAGCATCAATCAATTCTCCTACACAAGTTGCAGCAGAAGGAACTCTATGGTTTAATCCTTCTCTCACAGTTGACATAATGGTAGACAACGGAAGTCAGTGGATCGGCTATCTTAACATGTATCCATTGACTGATCCAAATGGTCCACAAGTAACATCAGCACAACCAACAACACAATCAAATGGTAACCCACTTCAAAATTATGATTTGTGGATACAGTCTGATAATGTAGTTGGCTACCCAGCAATCTATCGTTATTTGAATGGTGCATGGAATCTAGTAGATAATACAGATCATACAACCCCTATGGGTATTGTATTTGGAGATGTTCGTCAAGATTCTGGTCCAGGAATTAATAGCACATCGGTTGCACCTTGGTTGACAACTGTAGATTCTTATACAGCACAAGCAATTAGTACATTACCAGAAGATTTGTTACGTTCAAATTATGTTGATCCAGTTGATCTACAAATTTTGAATCCGCAGATTTTCCCAGCTGGAATTCTTTTGTTCAACACTGAAATTGGTACAGACAATGTTAAAGTTCGCCGTAATTCTTATTTCACTGGAGTTTCAGACTCTGGCGTTGCAGTCGGAACATTCTTAAACGCAGCATATGAAGAAGCATATCCGGGCGCACAAGAATCAGTTGTTGCATATTTGAACGCAAGTCCAGGACGTTGGGTTACAGACTCAGGCAATGATTTGAACGGTGTTGTTCTTATAGGACGTTTCGCTCAACGTGCAGAAGTCGTAAAAGCTCTTGCAGCACAAATTGTCGGAAACGAAGCAGTTCAAGATCCAAACTTATATTTCAATCTTTTGGCTTGCCCAGGATATATTGAAGTATTTGCAGACTTGGTTACATTGAACGTTGATCGTCAAGAAACAGCTTTCATCATCACTGATGTTCCTTCAACATTGACACCAGATGCAACTTCAATTAATAATTGGGCAACTGATAAGGCAAATGTTGCGAATAACGGAAGACTCGGCAGAGTAACAGCATATAATTATGCAGCTATGTATTACCCATGGGGACTCGGAACAAACGTAGACGGAACTAGCGTTGCTATACCTTCGTCAACCATTGCTCTTAATGTTTATGGATATAATGATCGTGTTGGTTATCTTTGGACTCCTCCAGCAGGAACTCGTCGTGGTGTTGTAAACAATGCGTCAAGCGTAGGTTACATCGATATTAACACATACGAATATATTCCTTACAACGTAAATCAAGGACAAAGAGATGCGCTATACACAAATAATATTAACCCAATAGTTTTCATTCCTGGACAAGGTTTGATAGTTCGCGGAGATAAAACTTTGGATGCAACAAGCACTGACTTAACAACACGTGTGAATGTTGCTAGAACTGTTGTTTATTTGCGTTATATTCTACCAATTTTGTTTGAAAGCTTCTTATTTGAATTGAACACACCAGCAACTCGTGCTGCTGCTGCTGATTTAGGCAATAAGTTCTTGACTGGTTTAGTTGGACTAGGAGCATTGACAGATTTTGCTCTCGTTTGTGATACTACAAATAATTCACCAGCATCAATTGCAGCAAATGAACTCTACATAAATATAGCGGTTCAGCCAACTTTTGCCATTGATTTTATTTATGTGCCAGTTGCACTTCAAGTTGCGCTAACACAATCATCATAAGATTTAAAGTTACATTAAAAGAAAAAAGCGAGATTTATTCTCGCTTTTTTAATTTCTTAATTTCTTTAATAATAAAAGAAATATACATATCTTTATTTGTAGGAGTAATGAACCAAGTTCTTGCACCAACAGTTGTATAAAGCAATTTTGCTTTCTTTTGATCTCTACTCATTATTTTATCAGCCGGTAATTTTGCTATACCACTAAGCCAAATATCCCAATTTTTTAACACATCTTCGTCATGAACATCTGGGTGCCAATTGGATCCATTATATTCTACGTTTATGTTTAATTTCGGAATATATAAATCATAATGATATCCACCGACTTGAAACTCATCTTCCTCAAAAAAGTATTTTATTTTCTTATCATCTAACAATTTCAAAATAGGAGTTAAAACTTTTCTACTTTCTTTAGAAAATAATTTCTTATTTTGAAACACACATTTGGGACATCCAGCCCCATCTAAATGATTGTACGGTATTTGTTTAAATTCACCATGATTGCGACAAACAATAGCAACATTGGTATAACTATTTTTATAATCCACCAAATCATAGATGTATGTATCTCCGTGAACTTCTTTAAATTTTTCTAAAATTTCTTCCTGACTAAATTTTCTATCATTATGTAACTTTTCATTTGCACAAAGTTTACAACCTTGCTTTTTTTTTAAATGACAAATCGGAGATTGCAAAAACTCGCCGTGTATTGGGCAAATAATAATCATTTTTGTGGTAGCAGACTCATATTTGCTCTTGGTATAGATATAAAAATTATTGTGAACCACTGCACACGCAATAAGATAATCTTTTGCAAACTTTTTCTTACGCGCAGCAACACGTTTGTATATTTCTTTTCTTTTCTTAACTAATTTGCTTTCTTTTTTCTTTCGTCGTCTTTCGTGATATTTCTTCATTTTTGGTGAAACTATATTTCCTTCTTTTCGCAATTGTTCTGTTCTTCTTTTTATTGCAACTCTAAAATTTTTTAATACCTTTCCTTTTAATTTCTTTCCTTTATTATGCGCCACCCGACCCCTTTTCTTTGAACTCATTGCTTTTTTAGATTTCTTTTTATGTTTTTGTCCGAACATTGGGTTATTTGCACCGGATGTATTTGCTACCATTTTATCATGAATATCTTTAGAAATTATTTTGGCTTTTGGAAATTTTAACTTATATTTAGCACAAGTCAAATCATGCGTCTTAACATGACGACATAGACTCTTAAATTTCTTACCACAAATTTGACACTTGACTAACATAGATTTATTATATATCAAGTGCTTAACAAAATCAACTATATTTTAAAACTCTTGACCTATAAAAAACTAGCGTTTTTAAAGGGTTTTATGTATAATTAAAATATGATTAATATGGGAATAAAATGAATTTTGTATTTGCAAATATTTTAACAGCGCAAGACATGAAAGAAGCTCGTGCGGCAATAATTAAGCCGTCTCGTTCTTTGCGAGAAGACTCAAAGCGCAGCATCAAAACAATATTCAAAAATAGTTATGTTGATGTTAATTACACATTACAGCAACTTGGTTTTGAAGACAGAATCGGAACATATATTTCTAAACGAGATGTTAATCTTATTTTAGAATATGCTAAAGAAGAGTTAAAATTATATAAAAAGATTGGAAATTTTTATGTAAAATTAGCATGGAACTGGACTACAGATCATACGATTATTGTTTTAATTCTTGTTGAATTAATAATGCCTTTTTTAAGAAATTAATTTATTGACATATAACCTCATCGTGATATACTTAGATATATTAAATAATTAATCAACACGGAGAGAATAAATGTTTTTTAATGAAAATGTACCGCACAGTCAAGAATCACTACAAAATAATAAGCAACTTTCGTCGTCTATTTTAAACATTGAAAAAGAATCTACACTCCGAGTTGACATTCTAGAAACACTAATAATTCAGCTTGAAAAAGAAATTATGGATGAAAATGATTTTGATGAGTCAGATGAACTTCGCCGCAAAGAACTACGTCCACTAACACGAGACTTAATGAACCAGATGAAAATTGATAGAAACTTAACGAAGCTTATGTTGCAAGAAATTAAAGTAGCAACAAGCGGAACAAATGGTGTCGTTGTTGTTTCAGATAGATTTAAAATGCGCTTTACAAATGTAGTAAATGAGTTAGCTACAATTCAGTTGAATTTAACACAAATCGCAAGAGAGTTTGTCGCAGTATATCCGGGCGTTATTGAAAAGCACCTTTTGATTTCTGATTTAAACCCAGTTAAAATGTAATATTAAAATATTAAATTAGAGATATAGCGCATTTATTGCGCTATATTTTTGTGCGTAATCAATAAATTACAGTCTAATAAAGGTCATTTTTAAAATTCTTCACCTTGAATAAATAAGTGTATGAGATTATTATTCAAGGAGATTTAATATGACGATTCCTATGCCACCTCCAGTGAAAACCGTAGACCGTTTCGGGATAAATGTTACTGGTAATACAGGTCAAGGACCGATGCAACAGCCAAAGCTCAAGAATCGTTTTAGGGTTCTTATGTTAGGTCTTGGCGGCGGAGTAGCAACAGATCCGATTACATTGAATACAAATACATGTGGTTTGCCATCAGCAACACAAGAAGAAAAAGAAATTCATTCATATAACAACGTTGCATATTACGCTGGCAAGAATATTTGGTCAGATATTGAATTAGTAGTTCGTGACACAGTTGATAATACAGTTGCTAAAGCAGTTGGCGCACAAATGCAAATGCAGATGGATCATTATAACCAATCAGGTTATCGCGCTGGTCAAAATTATAAATTCACGATGCAAATTCAGATTTTAAACGGCGGATATGATTCTGCTTCAGTTGCATGGACTCTAGAAGGTTGCTTCTTGAAGTCGGCTGCATTTGGTGAAGTTGACTATTCATCAACAGATCCAATTAATATTACATTAGGAATTCGTATGGATAATTGTATTCTTGAAGACTTAACTGGTGTGAATTCTATTTTCCCAGCAGTTGCGGCAGATCCACTCGGAACATTTTTGGATTCATAAAATATTGTTTTTATTATATTATTTTCAAAACCCAGTTTTAATACTGGGTTTTGTCTTTTGCGGTAAAATAACTCAAAAAAATATGACATCTTGAATAAATACATTCATAGAAGACTCACATTTTTAGTTTGTCTTTACACACTTATTAAGGAGATATAATATGACTATTACTACATTCGCAAACGACCGTGATCAGGGTTCATTGGCAAATGGCGAACATTTGACCTCAGCTTTGGACTTTTATACACTCAACACTTCAGTTGCATTATCAACAGATGACTTTTCTGCATTGGATAGCGGCGAAGATTTGATCCGTATTGGCGAAATCATCGGGATGCAGGCACAGCCAGTTGTTACTGGTTTGCATGTTATTACTGGTGTTGCCGATTCAACAGTATATGGTTTGGCATCTGGAATAACAACAGTCTATCAGTTGAAGTTCATGATCGAACACACAAATGCATGGAATAATGCAGATGTTTCTGGCTCAGTTCCTGGCACATTAGCTTATGCTTTGCAAAATGAAACCACTTTGTGCCCACTACCTTTTAGTGGTGCAACTTTGACAATGGGTTCAAATGCAGCATTGTTCTTTAGCGCAATTCTCTAATTTGAATTGAATTAATAATCTGAAAGGGCGACATGAACGTGTCGCTCTTTCTTTTTGTGCTAAATTTATTAAATACATTTATAGAAGACCTACAATTTTGTTAGTTTTCACACACACACAGGTATACAAATGACTACTTCATTCGCAAATGACCGCGATCACGGCTCACTAGCAAACGGTGAACATCTCACCTCACAAATCGACTTTTACTCATTGGCAACTCTAGTTCCACTATCAACAGATGACTTTTCTGCATTGGATAGCGGCGAAGATTTGATCCGTATTGGCGAAATCATCGGGATCCAAGCACAACCAGTTGTTACTGGTTTGCATGTTTTGCCTGCTCAAAATCTAGCTCAATATGGTTTGAGTGCAGGAGCTTCTGCAACGCTCAAGTCAGCAGCAAACTTCGCAGTTCTAGCTGGTGCTTCTGTAACAAATACAGGTTCTAGTGTTATCACTGGCGACGTTGGCGCAGTATCATCAATCACTCCCGGTCCTTGGACAGTTACAGGAACTGTACATACCGTAGATGACGCAGCTACAATTCAAGCTCTTACTGATGCACACGCAGCTTATAACACTCTTAGCGTTATGCCATCAACCACTTTAACAGGCGACTTGGGCGGAAAGACTTTGACTCCAGGAGTTTATAGCTATGCATCTTCTGCTGGTCTTACCGGAACAGTAACTCTTGATTTTCAGAATATGTCAAATAAAATGATTGTTGTTATTATGGGCAGCACACTTACAACAGCAAGTGCTTCTGTAGTTGACGTTATAAACAGCAATGCTTCTAACAGCATATTTTGGGTTGTCGGAAGTTCAGCTACATTGGGTTCAACCACAGCATTTGCCGGAACTATTATTGCACTAGCAAGTATTAGTTTCGTAACTGGCGCAAACATTACAAATGGTAATGCGTTGGCTCTTACTGGTTCAGTAACGATGCAGGATGACATGATTAATGTCGCTTCATCTTCACTAACAGGAACCGTGAATGTTTTGAACTTTATGATCGAACACACAAATGCATGGATTAATTCTGATGTTTCTGGGTCACTCCCAGGTTCATTAGCTTATGCTTTACAGAACGAAACAGCACTTTGCCCATTGCCTTTCAGTGGCGCATCGTTAGTTATGGGTGCAAATGCATCACTAACCTTCACTGCAATTTACTAAGTTTAATTAGATGTGAATTTAAGAGAGCGTTCTTAAAAAGACGCTCTCTTTTTTTGGTTAAACCTTAAACAATTGATAAATAAGATATAACGATTTTTTGGTGAATTTCTATGGATGACTTAGCTGCAAATATAGATTACTCTAACGTAAGTGAGCGCAATTTAAGATTGGCTCGTCATGAAGTTGGAAAGTATCTTTTTAGACTAGAAGGATGGGATCCAGATCATAAAGATTATAATACAAAGTTGACTGCAGCTAAATTACAAAAAATTCAAAATGAATTAAAAAAATTTGATAAACCAGAAGAACATTTAAAAGAAGAACTTCCAGATGAAACAAACTCTGATACTTTAGATACAACTCAGACTGATGTAAAAAATCCCGCCGAAACATTATCAAGATTAGCTAAGATTGATGAAGTAAAAGCTCAAAAATTTTTATCAGATTTACCATTAACAGATTACGTAGCATTATGTATTGCAATGGAAGATAAAGACCTTCCTAAAATTAGTGCAATCGTCGGAAAACATAAATTAGCTGAAGATCAATATCATGAAGCAATTGATTTGAAAGTAGCACAAGAATTAAGAAAAATTTCTCAACAATCACCGCATCAGGGCGTTGCTGCGAACACAACCACAAATGCTGCAAATACTCCTAATGCTGTGAATAATATGGCAGCACAATCAACAGCGCCGAGTGCATCAACAGCAGGAACATTGGGCATGACTGGAATGGTAGCCCCAGTGGGATCAGTTGGCGCAGTCGGAACTGCTGGAACAGTATCACCAACATCTCCGAAACCAGGAACTCCGGCTACACCTGCTCTAGCAGTAAACAATATTGTAGATGCAGATAGTAAAACTGATACTGTGGCATTGAAAAACCCACAGACACATAAAGTTGAAATCAAGAATGTAAAAGATCCTAAAAATAATGCCCAAATAATGGCACTCATCAAAAATGCGGGGCTATAATTATGAAAATGATAGAAATTTTTGGAGAGATGCGCTTACCAGTTTTCAACGAAGAAGTTGAAGTTTTAAAAAAGGTAAAAAATAAGAAAATAACAGAAGTTTCTCACCTCAATGATAGAGAACGTCAGGTTGTTTTAGGCCTTGTACGTAAAAATGTTCTAAATATTAATGGGAATAGCATTTCATTTAATGCACCAAAAACTGTTGGAGAAACAGATGGTAACTAAATCAAAATCTGAAGAAGTTTCAGAAAATAAAAAGCACTTCAAGGACTTAATTTCAAAACTTAATGAAATTACAGATCGAGTAGAAGAAGCTGAAGTTGCCCTATCCAAAGTTTCTGAAAAAAAATCTGCTACAAAATTAGAAAAACAAGTTGTTACAGAAGGTGTGCATTCACATAAAGAGATGCGCGATATTCTTAGTCGTTTTAATAATATGTTTGAAGAAAATATTAAACCTGTTTTACTTGAAGAAAAGATTGTTGGAGAATTTGAATTAGCCGTAAAGACAAAAGTAACAAATAACGGAGTTCAGATAGGTCAATGGGAAATTAAAAAAATTACCGAAGGTAAAGAAGTTATCTATAGTATTGATAATACTGAAACAAAAATTACAATTTTAGAAGATATTAGAACTTATGCAGCAGCAACAGCTATTGTAAAATTACTAAATTCCGGAAAAGCAGCAAATAGCAAAGACGTATCTAAGTTTTTAATGATGGATGAATCATTTAGAATCAATTACCAAGATGCTCTTTTATATAAGAGAAAATTCTTAAAAACTAAAAATCCAGTTTATGAAGATCGTTTTGAATCTTGCAAAAGTAAAGCACTTCAACTAAAAGAGTCAATTAAAATAAAGTCTAACAATTTGGAGATTTCATAATGTTTTCATCATATGCCGATCCAAATGATTATGTTTCTTATAAAAAACTTGTTAGAACACTTAATAGTAATTTTGGGTATGATTTATCAGCAGCATTAGTAGGAAAACGTTCTTTGAATGATGTTATTAGTTTTAAATCAGAAATTCAGGAACAACAAGCATTGATCTCTGAAAGTAGCTATGAATATACTAACAACAAATATAGAAAAAATATCATCGTATTAGAGGCTTTAGGTCATTTAGTGAACTTGTTAGAAATTAGAACCTATCGTATAGACCCAAAAACTGGATCATTGGTTAATTATGCAACTCAAGAAGAAAAGCAAAAAACCCTTGAAAACCCGAAAGATAATCGTCCTGATTTATACTTTACGCAGGATCACTTAAATATAGAAGAACCAATTGAAGTTGTTGGTAATAATTATAATGATGTTGAAGCTAGTGTAACAAATGCAGTAAATCAGCAAGCACCAGCAGATAATCTAAAAAAAGCAGAAGTTTATGTTGGAGTAAATGGTGGAGATCCGAATTATTCGACACCAACAAATACTGCTTTAGAAAAAGAATTAGATGGTTTATCATCGGGCGATCTTTTAAATATCACCGATAAAGTTAAAGCAGTTGTTAAAAAAGAAATTACAAAAGATATTTCAGATGCTGTTAAGATACAGAAGAGAAAGAATGAAGAACAAAAATTAGGAGAAGATACAATGACAAAAAGAACAACTATTTCAATGCTAATCGAATCAGAAATGGAAAAAGCCGAAATTATTTTAGGCGTTAAAGCTATTACTGATGATCTTCAGCAAATGGCTGAAAAGATTTCTCGTATGCAAATCGAAGATATGTCTGCATTGACAGAACGTCTTAAAGCAGAATTTGGCATCGAACGCGGCGATCAGTTTCAAACAGAAGTTGGAAATCTTCTCGGAGCAGCATTAACTGCATTACAGAATTCAAAGTCTTCTATTGATAACACAGCTTTGGCATTGACTGGAGATTCTGGAATGGCAGCAAACGGAGCAGCACCAGCACCTTTAGCAAATGCACCTATGGCAGCACCAGATGAAGCAGAAGATGAATTGCCAGGCGGAGAAGAAAAAGATATGTTTGTCGGACATGAAGCAGGAGCTGGCGGAGAAGAAGCACCACTAGGCCGAGTTAAGAAAGAAAGCGTTCAATCAAGACGTAATAAGCTTGTTGAAATGAAAAAATTAATTGAAAAAATGGTCGTAATACTTGAAGCAGCGAAAAAAGATCCAAAGAAACATGCAATGATTAAAGATAAAGTTAAGAAACTTAAAGAATCAGTTGCTTTGATGGAAGATTGGGGTGTAGAAATGCACACTGCTCCTAAAGATAAGGGCATGTTCAAAGGCAAGCCACAAGCAAAGATCAGATCAGAACTTTCATCTGAAAAGAAAAGTCAAGAAGCGCATAAGAAGTCAACTGGAAAAGCAGATCCAGCAACTTCAAAAGAAATAAAGCAACATGAATTTGCATTACGTGCAAAACATGGCTTCGGCAAAGTAAAAGAAGACAGTTCAGAAGATTCAAGCAAGCAACTTCTTATGGATGAAGGCGCAACACGTAAGCATTTTAAAATGATTGCAGATACATTGAAGCACATCCCAGATGTTGAAAAGCGTAAAGAATTAGCTAAGTCACACGCAGATGCTTTTAAGAAAATGAACCCACGTTTTAATCATTCAAAGTTTTTTAAAGCTTGTGATCTTGATGAATGTGATAATGGTTCTATGTCACCGCTATCAACATCAACACCACATTTTGAAAGTGCAGAACCGCGTAAGATGGGTAACCCAGAACATATGGCAAAGAAGGAAGTTAATCCAAAGACACCAAAGAATACTTCTAAAATGTTAGATGCAAAAGCTGGTAACGTAAAAAAAAAGTAACTGAAGACGTTAGTGGCGATTTAGCAGCTAATGTAAAAGATGCTTTGATGTTTCTAAAAATTGGTGGTAATACAAAAGTTCCGACGCAAGTAGTTATGAACGAATTTAGAAAACGCGGAATGGATATAAGTTTAGAACAATTACAAAATATGTTCCCTGCAGGAAACAATTTTATAAAAAATATAACTAACCAAGTTGTAGAATTTAATACTACTGATCAGCAAGAAGTGCCAGGAACAGTTAAAAAATCTCAAGACAACAAGGCAGCAGTAAGTAATATGGCTTTGAAAGCAGTGAGAAAGAGGGACTAATGAATATTAACGAGTTAGTTGAAAAATTAGAAAATATTTCAGAAGATATTCATACTGATGAAGAAGTGAATCGTATACTTACTGATATAGCTAACAAATACTTGCATATATCAACATTAGAAGTTCAAGGTAGAGACTCACTAGACTTTCATGACGTGGCAGGGTATCAACTTAAAAAAGCTTTAATGGCAGCATATAATGTTGGTTTTGCAGCTGGCGCCGATAATGTAAGTGATAAGATAAAAAAATCTAATCATGATACAGCATTAAAAATTGAGGATTAAAAATGTCAGCAGATCCAAGAGGGTTCATACCAGCATCAGACGCAGCTAATGGAATCGTAACAGATTTAGCATTACATCAAGAATGTACAGAAATTGAAAGAAATATTCTTGTGCAAAGCTCAAATGGATTTCTTTCGACTACAATAACCAATACCCCAATGACAAACAATAGTTTCTATGCTCCGCTTACGGTTACAAATGTAAACACAACAAATAATACAGTTACAATACCCGGACTTGCAGCAGAAATAGCAGCAGCAAGCTGTATGTCATCTTGTAGAGGTTCTATTACAGGGCAACCAATAACATTTTCTTCAACAGATTTGTTGCCGTCACCTCTACAAACAAGCACTACATATTATTTGGTTCCTACAG